TGGAAAGAACTGGTCACAAAATCAATTTACTGTTGGAACTAGAACAGTTGCAGGTATTAAGTCACCTACTATGGTTGCTGTAGGTAAAGGTGGAAAGATATTATCAAGAGACTGTGATTTAATTATTGCAGACGATATTGAAGACCATCAAACTACTATGCAACCTGGTGCAAGAGAATCTACAAGACAATGGTGGACAACAACATTATCAAGTCGTAAAGAGGAACATACAGCTGTAGTTGTTATAGGTTCTAGACAACATCCTGATGATTTATATAACCATCTTTTAGAGTCAGATAACTTTACTTCTATTGTTGAATCTGCACACAAACTAGAATGTGAGTTACCAGAACATACAGAAGAAGTACACACAGATTGTATGTTATGGCCTACTAAACGTAGTTACCCTTGGTTAATGTCTAGGTTACGTTCTGCAGAATCTACAGGTGGTAGACAGATATTTGAAATGGTTTATTACAACCAAACTTATGTAGAAGGTACGCAAATATTTACAATGAACATGATTGACCAATGTATGCGACCAGATTTAGTTATGGGACAGGTATATCAAAACTTACACTTAGTTGCAGGATTAGACCCTGCGTCATCTGGTTTCCAAGCATCTGTACTTTGGGGTATAGATAGTTATAGAGGTGAATTGTTTTTAGTAGATTTAGAAAATAGACAAGGTGGTGGTATTAGAGCTGCACTAGACCAAATGGCTGATTGGTTACACAAATACGATTGTAGACATTGGATAGTAGAAGAAAATGGTTTTCAAACTGCAATACGTTTAGATGATTCTATAAAAGAATTTACACTACGTAGTGGTATACAGTTACAAGGACATCTAACAGGTAAAAACAAACATGACCCATTGTATGGTGTAGGTGCTATGGCAGATTTATTTGAAAATAGAAAAATACATTTACCTACAGGAGATTCTGAAAGTAATGCTAAAATACAAAAATACAGGCAACAGTTGTTATACTTTGATGGTAAACCTGTTTCTAAGCGAAACAAGGAAAAAACTGATATAGTTATGGCAAGCTGGTTTCCTATGAAAGTTTTTAGGCGTATGCAAAAAGAACGGCTTGCAGACGTAGGAACAGATTACAAGCCTAGTTATGGAGATTATAAGTTAACAGATATGAATGAAGCACCATGGGGATAGAAAGTTTAGACAAAAAAACATACGATGAAGTAATAGATTCTGCAGCTGAGTTAGTTGGTGGACAAGCTGTACAAGAACGTCAAATAGCTAAAGCTAGAATAAAAGCAATACTTAATGGTGGTTCTGAAGGTATGGCCGCTTTACTTGGTAATGCTATGGATGCAGATGATGCTGATTTATTACCTGCACCTAATTTATTACAATCTGGTATTGATAGACTTGCACAAAAAATATCTGGTGTACCACAAGTACGTGTAGATATTCTTAATGGTAATGAATCTGAAAGAGCAAAGTTTCAAGCAGAAAAACTAGAACGTATTGTAACTTCTTATGATGCTACACAAAATTTAACTTCGCAGTTACAACAAGCATCTAGATGGTTACCTGGTTATGGTTATTGTGCTTGGGTAATATCTACAAAATTAGATGATAATGGATTTGTTTATCCTAGTGCAGAACTAAGAGACCCTTATGATACATTTCCTGGCAACTTTGGTCCTGACCAACAACCTAGAGAACTAGCTGTTATAAGAAGAATACCTAGATATAAACTTGCACAGATTTATCCAGAGTTTGCTAATGAAATATTAAAAGGTGACGATGACGATACAGATAAAGACTTTGCACCTATGCCTACAAACTTTTTAAGTTATGACACAAATAATTCACAAGACTGGGAAGATAATACACGAGCAGGTGTAAGAGTTGTAGAATACTATGACCAAGGTGGTACATACATTGTATTTCCTGAACGTAGATTAATTTTAGACTTTATACCTAACGTATTATCTACACCACCTTTTGTATTTATGAAACGTGTTTCTTTTGACCAACTCAAAGGACAGTATGACCACGTCATAGGTCTTATGGGTATGATGGCCAAAATAAATATTATGTCAGCAATAGCTATGGAAGACGCTGTATTTACTGAGACAAACATTTCAGGTGAAATAGAATCAGGACAATATAGAAAAGGTAGATTTGCCGTTAACTATTTGTCACCAGGTACACAGGTCAGCAAACCACAAAATAACATGCCATATCAGTTGTTTCAACAAATTGATAGATTAGAAAGACAACTCAGGCTTGTTGGTGGTTACCCTGTTACAGATGATGCGCAGTCACCTAATTCGTTTGTAACAGGTGCTGGTTTACAAGAACTTAATGGCGCTATGTCATTAATGATTAATGAATATAGAGAAATTATTAAAAACGCAGTTGTTGAAATGGATGCTAAAAGATTAGAAATGGATACAGTTTTAGCATATACCACAGGTGTTACAAAAAAACCTATGGCAGGATATTTAAATGGTTCTGCATTTTCTGAAAATTATCAACCATTAAAAGACATAGGTGGAGATTTAAGAACTAGACGTATATACGGAGTTATGGCTGGTTTTGATGAACCACAAAAAATTGTAACTGGATTGCAATTATTACAAGCTGGTGTTATAGACGTAGAAACTTTACAAGATAATATTGATGGTTTAGAAAATATACAAAAAGTACAAGAACGTATACGTAAAAACAAAGCAGAAGGTGTTTTATTTGATTCTATATTAGCTAGGTCTGCACAAGGAGACCCTGCTGCAACTATGGCTGCAATTGCTATATACGAGTCACCTAATGCTATTACTGAAGTTATGAAACAATTTTACACTCCTGAAGAACCAGGTTTATCACCTGAACAAGAACAAATGATACAACAACAAATGTTGGGTGGTCAGGGTCTGCCACCACAGGCCCAACCGCCCTCTATAGCAGAGGCTTTTGGTTTATAATGCAAGAAGAATATGATGTAGCTTTTTGGGATATGATGTATGACGAATTTGGTATGCAAGACGAATTAGATGTTTTATCAGAAAGTGTAGAAAACATTATATATCCAGCTGAAGGTATAATTATTTTTATTACTAAGGATTTTTATAATGGCCAAAAGTAGACGAGGTGGATACAGAAAGCCTACAGCAAATGCTAGTAATGCAGTTTCTGGTCCTGGTGCATTAAGTCAAAGAACAGATGGCAATGCTACTGCACCTGCAGCTGCACCTGGTGGTGACTATGGTGAAAGAAAAGCAATAGAACAACAAGTATCTGCTGGTGGTGGGTTACCTAAACAAAATCGTATAGCACCTCCTAATGTATTTGCACCTACAGAAAATCCTGGAGAACCAATTACTGCTGGAGTACCTATAGGACCTGGTGAACAACCTACTGTTATATCTGATAATACTGATGTAATCTTGCAAGCTTTATATCAAACTAATCCATCACCAATAATTTTGGAGTTAATTAATAACAGGAAAGTATAATGAGTAGTTATTACATACCTGACTACTTTAGAGAACGTGATTTAGATAAAGCAACTAAAGTTGCACAAAATCAAATTAAAAATTATAAAGTAGCTTTTCAAGGTCAACAAGACATTGTTAACAATATAGAAAAAATATCTGAACAATATACAGCTTTACCTACAGATGTTGTAGTAGCACTAGCTGTTAATGGTGTAAACCCTGACTATTTATCTTTAGGAGAAATAGAAGATGAAGTAGTTAACTTAAAAGTTAAAAAAGAAGCTGAACTGTGGACTGATTTATACGAAAAGTATCAACCAGAAAATATGGAAAAAAATATGAAAATGTCTGTTGGTGATTTATTTACTGCAGGTTTGTTTCCAGGTGGTGCTAAACCAGGAGATGTACAATATGGTGTTTGGGCTTTTGCTGCATTAGATGCACTATTTCAAACATTTGGACCATCAGGTAAATGGTCAGTATTAGCATCTGCTGCTAACGCATTAGTGCCTGGACAAATTATGCAAGTAGGTAGGTCGCAAGCATATTTACGTGATATACGTTATTACGATAAAT